TCATATTCATCCATTAAATTTTGGCGTTGTTTATCAGACAACATCAACAAACTATTTTCATAAGCAACGCGATCATTAGAAAGTTTTGCAATACGATCTGCTTCCTCTGCTTGATCGTAAAAAGCCAATACTGCTTTTCCTTGGGCATCAACAAATGACAATGCTTCTTTAGTTATTTGTTCTGATTCTTGCCTAACTTGTTCTTGAGCATCTAATGATTCTTTTTGTCTGCGTAAAACATCCTCTTGCCTTGCTATTGCAAGCGCATCTGTTTTTTCTTGATTTACTTGAGCTCGTTTTGCTGCTGCGTCATTAGAAATTTCTGCCTTCATTTCTTTTGACATTTTGTCGCCGCCAGAAACAAGTTGTTGCTTTTCTTGAGCATCAATTTGCGCTTTTTTCTTTTCTGCTTCTAAGCTAATAGTGCGTTCTTTTTTTTCTAATTCTGTTAATTGCAAATTCAATGCAACCGCATTTCTTTGTTTATCGAGTTCAATTAATTGTTTAGTTAATGCAATAGAGGCACGTTTAGCCAATACTTCATTTGAAACTGCTTCTTCAACAGAGCCTTTTGGTGGCGGCGTTTCTTTGTGCGCTCTATTGCTTGCAAGTTTTGCGTCATCAGCAGAAAATTTTAATGCTGGGGTTTCATTGCTTCTGCCGGCATTTATTGCCGCTTGCACTTCTGAAGGTTTGGGAAATGGTTGCTCTCCCATTTCTTTCCAACGTGGTGATTCACCCGCAACAGGTTTTGCTTCACCTTGCGTTATATAAAGGAATGTTCCAATTGCTGCTGCTGCTGACAACGCTTTAAAAATCAAACCTATCGGAGTTCCGCCGCCAGCAGTTAAATTAAACAATCCACCAGCAACATTTGCTGCTGTTATTGCTGACGCTAAATTCACAAAACTTGTAGCTAATGCGCCAACACCAAGAACAACACTTGCAGCAACAATTCCTTTTAATGCAGCACTAAATTGTTCAATTTTAAAAATATGCGATTGACTAAATGGTGCAATTAAATCTGCAAAGGCTAATGTTAAATTAGTCAGATTCTTTTTTAACGCATCTGATACTTGCCCAACTTTTTGTATTGAAGCATCGTATTTATCAAACTCTCCAGTTCCTTCTTTTAAAACTTCTGCAAGGTTTTCCATATCAAGACCAATTCCAGCCTTGCCAAAAACCTCTTTTATTGCTTTAGTTTTTTCAAATTGATCTGAAATATGTTCAAAACCAGATGCAACTTTTTGTATTGCCTCATACGGACTTGCTTTTTTTAATTCATCAAAAGAAATTCCCAATTGTTCAAATTGAGCAATTGCAGAATCATTGCCACTTTTAGCATCTGCAATTTTTCCAAATAAAGTATTTAATGCTTTATCTGCTGTTTCTGCCCTGCCGCCTGATTGCTGCAATGCTTCACCAAACGCAAGAACTTCGCCTGTGCTTAAACCAAAGCTCTTTGCCATATCACTGATTTCATCAGTAAGCAATACAGCTTCATGGTACAAAGCACCAAAGCCTAAAACAGCACCAATTCCGCTAATTTCTTTAAATCGTTCACCTAGCGTTTTGACTTTTTCGCCAAGTTTATTAAATTGCTCTTGCAATTCTTTTGCTGATTGTTTTGCATGGTCAGTCGCCTTGTCCCATTCATATGTGACAAGCCCAAGTTTGACTGATAACGAACCAATTTGTGCCATTGTTAACCTTTCGCTTTTGCCGCTTTTTTGGCAACTTCATCAATTGCGTTACCCAACTTATCACCCAAAATATTAATCACCAATTGGATGTTGCTTTCTAATGCTGGTCGTAAAAAAGGATGTTTAGGCGTTGCTGCATTCCCGAATTCATTAGACACCGCAACTGGTCTTTTGTTTCGCCAAACATTTTGAAATTTGCCGCGCTTGTTTAAAATGACGTGCAGCTTTGAATCATCACGCAATGGGCTTACAGATACGCGAGCCATATAGACTTCGCCTTGAGTGTAGTATTTGCTTGCTTTATCGCTCCGATTAGGGCGATGCACCTTCATATAAATACGATCTGCAAGTTGTCCAGTATCTTTAGGTGCGTTTCTTTTTGCAGCATCCAGCACAGGTTTAAATGCTGCTGCCATAGAGTCGCGGTAAATTTTGTCAGTTTTGCCTTTGCCAATCTCTTGCTTAAGAGTTTCTAATGTGGCAAATAATTCGGGAAAACCTTCAATCGTGAACTGCTGGATCACCGACATTTAATTTCTCCATGCTAAATCCGGGCGCTTGCGATAAGAACGTAAGCAATGTATTGCTAACCTTATCCTTATCAGGAATGTCCAAATCAGGGTTCCTATCATACTCGTAAACCCAAGGAAATATTGACTCTGACTTAAACGGCATTGCACCAGAAGGACGGAAATAATTAAATACTGCCGTAGTGACTGGAGCAATTGCCTCAAATATTCCTTTGCCTCCCAAAACACCATCATGAAACATTACGCAAATTTCTGCAAATGTTTCCTCATCAATGGAACTGATGCTGTCTTGAGTATGCCCATTAAATAGCATGGCAGCAGTTACTTGTCTAGCAACTGACTGTCTTAGTTTTTTTTTGATTCTTTGTAATTTGGCTTAATTGCCTCATCAATTTTGGCAACAATTTCCTTGATTACAGCTTCGGGAAATTCTTCAGCAATTTCATCATACGATTCTGTAATCGGTTCGCCAGTAGCAGATTGCAGCAATCCAAAGTATTTTTCAACTTGTAATTGGGAAATGGCAGTCATCTTGGCAACGTGCCGAACAGATGTGCCATCAACAACAACATCGTTGTCTGTGACTTTGATTTTTTCTTGATCTTTGTTTAACGCTTCTAAGAAGTCTTTATCTGCTTCTTCTAACGTTTTACGCAATGGGGCGCTGAGTTGCAAATAGATAAATTCTACTTTTGCCTCATCAGGCTCTGTGATGGATGCAATCAGGGATTCCATTTCCCGTTTGACGGGAATGCGAACTTTCAAATCAAAGTTAACATCATTGCATTGAATAACGATTGTCTTAAATCTGGCTTGTGCGCGTATGTCTTCGTAGCCTTTGCCTAGCTTGGTTGCGATTGCCATTTGGTATCCTTTTTATTTACTATGGTATCAAAAATCTCTTGATTTAATGTTATCGCGTACGCCACTACTTCTTGTGGTGTCATGTCTGGCGCATGGGCTTCCGCTAACTTGTGCGCCAAGTTTATGGTCATTAATTTCTGTTGACTTCTGCCAAACCAATCAGGACGTTCATCCATTTGTTTAACAAGAAAATCTAATAAATCATTTGTGTTTTTTATTGTGCTCATTTCAAGAATCGTAGTTTGTATAGTGTAGTATTACCTTGTATCATTCTTCACTACTTGGCGCAACATTGGTTTGTGTTGCCACATAGGGATTGTATTTAGCAAGCAAGCGCAATGCTACGCCTTCACCTGAGTCATCATCTGCGCCAGCCAACGCAGCATGAACTTCAAATGCATCTACAGGCAAAAACCTCGCTATTAAATTGAGGTCTTTGTCCGTAGACATTAATACATCGACTGCTTCTTCAAGCGTCATTATGTATTACTCCAGCCGTACTGATTGCCACGTGGGTGAATCGTAAACGTGCATTTAGCTTCTGCCCCGGGTGCTGCATCAATTTGAAACTGCGATGCACGACCATTAAAAGCATAAGCAATCGTTGTAGCGCCCGATGTTGCAGCAACAACATAAGTACGATCAATCACGCCGCTATAGGCATCGGCACGAATCAACAACAAGCCAGCATCAGATGGGTTCCATGCTGCTGTGATAGTTAAACTGGTAGGAGCCGATTGAGTTGGGATTTTGTCACTTTGACGCGATCCAGCAACTGCAAATGAAGCAACTGCATCATCTTGACCAAATGCTGGTACTGCTTCAACGTTAAGTGCTGTTCCTGCTGCGCCTGTGCCATTTGCCACAGTACCCACAATGGTCGCCACTTGTCCTGTCCATACCGCAAGGTTTGCCGTAGTAAATGCCGTAGGCGTAGAGCCTGATTGCATCCACATTGAGGCACTAAAGCCGGGTAGTACAACTGCTGGTGCTGCCATGATATTGCTCCTTAATTAAGCGTTATTAACCCAGCCGTAGAGATTTCCACGGGGTTGAATGGTAAATGTACATTTAGACTCTGCCCCGGGCGCTGCGTCAATTTGAAATTGAGATACGCGACCAATGAAAGAGTAATAAATGATGTTTGTGCCATCAGTTGCAGCAATCACATAAGTGCGATCAACAGTACCGCTGTAAGCATCAGTACGCAACAATGTATTGATAACCGCATCGCTTGGATTCCAAGCAGCAGTAATTGTTAAAGATGTAGGCGCAGATTGACTAGGAATTTTGTCCGATTGTCGCGAACCAGCAACAGTAAAAGATGCCACAGCATCATCTTGACCAAATGCAGGGATTGCTTCAATGTTCATTAGATTGCCTGATACCGCAATTGCCGCTACGTTTGAAAGCGTAGACAATTGAGAAAGCGTCAAAACAGTTGGATTGGTTAACGGTTGTGCATACATTGAAGCACTAAAACCGGGTAAAAGTTTATTTGGTAAAGCCATGATTCATCCTTAAAGAAAAATTTGTATGGTATTTTATGTAGGAATGTCTAATGTGCAATCTAAGAAAACCTCTGCCAGCTTGTTCTCATTGTCGTACGAATTGTATAACCAATGAACGTCTGCCTTGGATATTTGAAATCCATAGGTTGCACCGCCAAACAATCCCGAATATCCGTGTAAGGATTGTAATATTTGATTAGCGATTGTAAATCCATCTTCAATCACTTGGGTAAAAATTGAAATCTGAAAAACAGGGCGATCAATGCCTTTATTATTTTGATCTTGACCCGTATAAACTGGTTGATGCACATTACGCAAATCCCAAGTAATAAACTTTGGTTGCGTTGCAAAATTTCGGTTAAATGATGCGTACACAGGCACGGGCGTAACAATGCTAACCAATTGCGCTTGGATAGCTTTGGCATACGCAACTGGATTTTGTTGTGTTGCCATTAAACTGCTACCACTGGGTCATTACGAACGCATACCAACATTGCCGTCATACGATCATCAGCTTCACGCACGTTATCAATACGCCAATCAAAACCACGCCACGTTATTGAATAAGCGTTCTGATTGTCAATAATTGTTTTTAAATTGAGCGTGTAATTCAACGTCATATTTACTATGTCGCTATACACCCGATATTTTTCGCTGATTTTTACATGATTAGCAACCGAATGCACTCGGGCGCGTGTTTGAAACCATAACGTTTGTGTCGTACTTTGTTCGCCAAAGGCAGATGCGCCAAAGGTTAAATTGTTGACTGAAATGTTTTCAAATCTTGCGATTGCCATTACATCACCAACGGTTTGTATGGGCGCAATAACTGAGCAACGCCAAACGGAATATCTTTTATGTTGCTGTCTACTGTATTGCTGCGATTGTTATACAAATGAGTAAACAACAGTAAACCCGCTTGCTTGATTACTGGATACGATGCCAAAGGGTTTGATTGCGTAGAATACTGCAACACAATGGGCGCAGTCATTACCGAATTAATTGACGTTGGCAAACTGTTTACAATGACTTTATTGCCTGATGGGTCATAGTAATAGTTAGAACTTGCAATCGTAGTCAATACAGCAGGGAATGCATCGGTGTAATATGCCAATGAATTAACTGTGATTCCAGCTTGAGTGCTATTAATGTTTTGGCTTACCTCAGGCAAATCAAGGCAAATGGGTGATGCAACCAAACTTTCCGTGCCGTACCAAACGCGATACGTTACCGAAAAAATAGACATTCCCAAGTAATCTTCAATTGCTTGTCGCGTAGCCAATTCCAAGCTAGACAAATATACGTCTTGGCTTTCATCGCCAAATAAATTTAATTGCTGCGTAATTTCATCTAGCGTTAACCATGCTGTTAAATTGTCGCGGTTAATCTGCTCTGCCTTCACATAATTGAAGGGATTGCGCGTCTGTCCACCTAACGGCGTACCAAAAGCGTCAACTGTTGCCATGATTAGACACCAACCAAACGAATACCAGCAAACGGGTCACGGACTGTACTAGCAAGACGCTTTTCAGCATACAGATTTATAAATCCGGGCGTTGTTTGGTCAAACGCTTGCACAGTCATTTCTTCAATATCTGCAATCGTTACAAAATTGGGCCAGTTAGCCAAATACACGCTAAAGTTTCCAGCGCCCACCAGTTGCATATAAGGATTTGGAATCACAGGAAATCCAAAGATATAAGTTACTGCGCCGCCATCGCTATCACCAACTTCAGGGAATTGCTTAATTGCAGCGCCACCCAAATTGCGTAGATTGTGAATAGTCTGTGGATGCATCATCCATGCAGTACCGGGCAATGTCCAGTATTGTGCAGGGAACAACCGAGCCATATCAGTAATGTCACCATACGCAATAGCTGCACCCGCTTGGCTTACTGTTGCAATGCTGTGGATGCCATTGGTGATTGCCGTGCCGCTAGAACCAAATGCTGACGCACTAGCAGTCGTGTACATATTTAGCCCACGCAAACCGCTTGTCGCGCCGTATGCGGTAGTTGTAGAGCCAGCTTGATCGTTATTCAAAATCATGGATGCGGCTTCAACAGCGCCAAACTCTTGCATCAAATCTTGTACAAGTGTTTCATCCAAGTAATTTACATCTGATAGCACCGCAGTACGAATAGGCAATTGTGCCGTAATCACGCGAGTTGGTAATTGCCAAATAGATGTATCAGTATCGGGCGTTCCGCTATCAGCGGTAAACGTATAGCCCCAAGGATTTGTTTGATTTGTGCTGTTACCAACTTTAGCAACAAATTGCACAGAACTTTGTCCAGCACGAACAACTTGTCGCGCCGCTTGTCGAATCGGGTTTGCAAAACGCAAAGCTGCAAATGCGTCATCAAATAAAGTGCGACCACCTTTAGTATCACCAGAACCTGTAAGGCTAGATGCTTCCTTGAGGTCAATTTTTACTTTGCTGCCCTCATCAAGAGTCTGTTTAATGCCAGTAAGGATTTTTTGGGTAATAGTCATGGTCACACTTTCGAGAAATTGAAAAAAGGGAGGAGGGCGATTGCCCCCCTCGCCAATGGCAACAATTAAGTTGATGTGCCTGTAGAACGATAACGCACCAAAGCATTGGGATCACGAACACTTGTGGAAAGCCTTTTTTCTCCGAAAAATGTTATGTATCCTGGGAGCGTTTGGTCATATCTACGCATGACCATATTCAAACGATCAATGATTGTATGTCCACGTGACCAGTCACCAAAGTACATTGGATACAGCGAACTTGTACCGGCAGAACCAGTAGTCGTTTGGCTAGGAGTATCCAAATACTTGTTCATCACAACGTCAAAGCCAAGCAATTGACCAATGATGCCATCAGGATTCAACGACTCAACGCTGTTGAAAATTGGGCGACCATTTGTGTCTTGCAGACCACGGATTGCTTGAGCCAAGATTGGATTAACCATAAACTTAGCGTTAGTGGTCCAATATTGCTGTGGCAAAACATAAATCGTATTGATTACGTCTTTATATGTGATGGCATTTGCACCAACAGTATTTACGTTGGAAGTCAACTGGTCATAGGTTGCCAGCGAGTGCAGACCACTCGTAGAACCAGTACCCGATGTACCAAACGCAGCAACAGTAGAAGTACCACCAGCATAAGTCGCATTAGCGCCAGCATACTGATCCAAGCCACGCAGACCATTAGAACCACCATAAGGCAACGATGTTGCGCCTTGGTCATTGTTCTGAATCATCGAAAGTGCTTCTGATTGACTGAATTCTGCAAGCATGTCATCAACAACATTTGCTTCCAAACCATCAATATCATCCAGCGCAGCAGTACGGATTGGGAACTGCACGTTCAAGTCTTGCAGCACCAATTGCCAAATGGTTGTGTCTTCAGTAGTAGCAGAACCATTGTTCTGAATACCATATCCCCAAGCGGCGCCAGCGTTGCCCGTTTTTACGCGAAACTGATAGGAAGAACCATCAGTAGCAACAGTACGCGACAGACCACGCATTGGGTTAATCAAACGCAGAGCAACAAATGTCGGGTCATAAGCGGTACGACCACCTTTGCCATCACCGCCAGCGGTTAGTGCAGATGCCTCGCGCAAATACGCATCGTATTGCGATTCATCAGCAAACATTTTCAGTTCTTTTTCTACTCGGTTATTACCCTTGTAGAAATCTGAAAGTTGTTCACGCACAGCACGATTCACATCGCTGCGAACAGTCTTGGCAATTTTGATAATTGCAGGGGCTTGCACAGAAGCAACTTTAGCTTCCAGCGCAGCGATTTTTTCTTGCATTTCCACTTTAGCAGCTTCAACAGCGGCAATGGATTTGGCTTCAGTAGCGATGATTTTTTCAGCTTGTGCAGCTTCAATGGCATCCAGTTTTTCAATGATTGCTTGGGACATGATTTAACCTTTTAAACGATTGTCTAGAGTTTTAAGAAGTTCGCGTTGCTCTAAAGCAGCGAGAATTTCAGCGTTAGCCGCATCTGTTAATACATCCCGTACTTCAGAGTTGGATTCAATTGCAACAGGATCAGCGTCACGCTTTTCCACGATGCCTTTGATTACAGATGCGGCTAATTTCGCATCTTTCTTGTCAAGCCCAGCATCCCGCAAAGCCTGTTCAAAAATCTTTAAATCAGCAGAACCATCAGGACGAAAAAACTCCAATTTACTGACGCTTGCTTCTGAATTGTTTGGGTACATCACAATAGAGACTTCACGCAAACCGCCTTTGGTAATTTGGAAGTATCCTTCTTCCGCATCATCCATTGGGTCGCCGTTGTCATCTACCATTTGATATTCATCTGCATACGCAGCAACGGAAACGCCACCAAACATATTTGGCGATTCCTTCATTACTGTGTAAATGTCTTTGCCAGCAGTTGTGTTTGTGTACAACCGCCCTTGCGCGACCATGCCTTCATCAGTGAATTCCATTGAATTCCACTCGCCAACAGGCACGGCATCCGCTTGATGATTTACAAACATTGGCAATGGTTTGCCAGTAGCTGCAAAAGATTCTGCCCAATCCATGAAACCTTCGGGTTGATAGTTGAACTTGCGTCCATCCATTCCTTCACGTTTGCCCCAAGTTGTGACTGTGGCTTCAATCTTTCCGCTTTTCCCTTGTGCTTCCGTCACTAGACGGGCTTCGCAAATCAGGGTCAAATTTTTTGTCATGGGTTACCTCATTGACGGGTGTTCGGTCAATATCATAAAGGATTTTATGGTTTCCATGTTTTATCTTATAAACGAATCGTACCACTTTTTTAGCAACTTCGTTAAACATTTTATTTTCCAATGTTCATTTTTTTGGTTTGGTTACCACCGCCGCCGCCTGTATCTTGTGGGCTAGAACCTGATATTGGGGTAGTAGACTGTGCCATTTTTAACTCATCTGCACCATCAATATTACCTTTTCCAAGGTATTCACGCGCTTCGTTAGGAGTCAAAATCCCCGCATTTACGCCAGCAACAACATAATTCATTTGATCTAGCGGCGCACCTTTTAGAAAATCTGACGTATCAAATTCAATGGACAAATTGGGGTAGCCTTTAAACAAATGCTGCTTTAATTTTTGCTGAATATTGACTATTGTGGGGTACATTGTGGACTTGTAAAACTCATCCAGCAATGTTTGCGTGTTGTTAAATTTGCCTTCACCCAAGCCAATCATTTGATGCGGGACACCAAAAAGAGTGCAAATCCGCTTCATGGTTTGGTCTTTTAGGTTAGCGGCATCCGTATCTTGGAGCGTCAACATATTAAGCGGCGTGTATTTCATGCCTTGATCTAGCAGCATTCCTTGACCCGCTTTGCTAGGATCACTTTGCTTGCTGTTTACCATTGCTGACCATGCTTCCTTTAACCGCGCAGCAATTTCTTTATATTTGGCATCAGGAATCACGTTTTCAGTCGTAAACATCCCGCTAGGCTTTGCGCCGTTTTGCATAATGTAATTTGCATATAGGTCAATGTCTTGATCTAGTGAAACCAATTCCGCAGCCAGCAATCCTTTATTAAAACCAGCAGAACCTTGCCATGCCATTTCTTTAATGTGCATAACTTGATGTGCTGCCAGCGGTTCATCTCGGTTAAATCCGTACGATGGAGTAGATAGTCGATACGATGGGTAGCGCGTAGGCGTAATGGTGACTGCAATTAGAGTGCTGTCCAAAATGTACATTTCCATTGGCGTATCAGTGCTGCTGTTTTGATTTTCACGCCACCAAATAGTGAACGCTTCGCCCGATAACTCATACCACATCATCCATTGGTACCAAAATTCATAAGTGCTTTGAAAGTTATTGGGTTGCTGCAATAAATTAGAAACTTGCTTTGCCTTTGCTTTATCACGCGCACCTACGGATGGGTCTTTAATCGCATCGCTATAAGTGCCATCATCATTTTTGCTGACCACGCGAATCGGTAATTGGCTTAATGCTCGCGCCTTTGCAGCCACGCACGACATAATTGTCGCGTTTCTACTAAGCAAAGAAATATCTACTGGTCTACCAGCAGAATTTGTTGTGCCAGTTGTAACGTAAAGAATCTGCGTATTCGTATTTGGGTACTGTCCTTTACCCTGATAAACGATGTTATTTCCAAGCGCAGATTGCCCAAAAAGCGTGTTTGATTCAGCTTTTACATCACTTTTTTTGCTGAAAATGTCAAATAAAGCCATGATTTTCCTTAAAAAGTGCGGAATCCAAACCCGCTAATGGTCGCATTGTCCAATGAACAGTGCATTGCAATGATTAGACTGATAATACCATCAACTTTTGCCGATTTGTCTGCTTCATTCTTACGAACTTTGATGTTTCCATTAACATCTTCATACACTTCACAGTTTCCAAGCTGCCAGCCAACAAACGGATTCCCGTCATGTTTTATGCTGTAATTCATCAGCAATTTTTCTAAATGCTTACTTGGGTTGCTCAAAACTGCCATGCCTTGCCCGACTTTCTTTACGGGTAAACCCGCATCATTTAGCCTTGCAACCAAGCTGGCGGCGTTATAAGCATCAAACCCAATTTCCTTTATATCGTGAATTTCTGCTTGTTTGATAATGTAATCGCTTATTTCACGATCGTCCATCACATTGCCTTGCGTAATGTGTAGTATGCCTGATCTACGCGCAACTTCAAAAATGTCTGCGTAATGCTTGGGGATTAAATCATACCCATCTTGTGGCAAAAAGAACTTAAATTCAGCTTCGTAATCGTCATCAGCAAAGCGTTTTAAAGTGCAAACAGCATTTAAATCGCGGGTTGCTGCTAAGTCAAACCCCATAAAAACGGACTCAGGTTCACGTTTTTCGCCCAATTTGCATCGTGGATCATCCCAATATTCCCTATCAATCCATGCAGAATTTGCGCTTACATAGATGTTTAGAGTCTTACACAAGAATTCATTTAATGCTGCTGGCTTATGCTTTGCTTCCTCTGCTCGCTGTGCAATAGCGTCCTCAAAAACGCTGATTCCATGCATTGGGTTTGCTTTTGCCCAAGTTTTAGGGTCGCGCCAATCATCACCCGGGTCAAGGCTATACATCAAACCAAACCAATGCGGGTTATCAGTAGCTTCACCCGTCAACATGGTTTGCAACATCATCATGTCCTCATAAAACTTAGTTTCTTTAGTAAATGAGGCAGTTGTAATGTAAATTCGTAGCGGGTTTTGCCTAGCAACCATGCCCGAATGCAGCACTTCAATACTGTTTCTATCTACAATTTGCGCTGCTTCATCAATGATTGCACAGGACGGATTCATACCATCGCCCGTTTTTTTGGCATCCCTGCTCAATGCTTTAAACATGGATTGAGCATCGCCAGCTTTCATAATTTGGTGCCTACCAGTATTGTATAAGCCTGCTATATCAGGCGGCATTGCATCAATAAATCCAGTCGCCGCTGTAAACACAATCCCCGCTTGATCTCGCGTTGTTGCCAATGAATAGACTTCAGCACCAGCCTCGCCAAACGCAAGTTCGTATAAGGCAATTGCAGCAGTAAGAGTAGATTTCCCTGCTTTGCGAGGAATAAAAATAATTACATCCGTAACCATCCGCTTGTTGGGATTTCGCTTATCACGAAAACCATAAACGGCGCAAATAATAAAAATTTGAAACGGTTGTAATACCAGCGGTTTACCAGCATCGGGTCCTTTTGTGTGCCGCAAAGTCTCCACAAAATCCAAAACGTGTTGGGCATATTTAGAGTGAAATTCGTATGCCCATGCACGATCTTCTAGTTGATTTAGGAATCGTTGACACGCCAGCCGTATATTGCGGCAAACCAAAATTTCGCCGCGCACGACTTGAACGGCATACATAATGCCATCTTCATAATTCATTTGTATCCCCATGCTGCACTATCATTACCAACCTTATCATGGCCCAGCAAGCAGTTTTGAGTATTTGCCGCCCTCGACTTTATTGGTCGCCAATCTGCCTTTTGGGGTTAACCCTAATTCATTCATC